ACAAAAAATCGTCTGCTGTCCACGCATCTTTAACTTTCTTTAAAGCGATAGTTGTAGCAGGATAAAGACCGCAAATACGATCAATAAAGCCTTCTATTTGTGCTGGTGTCATTTTGCCTCCTCTTTTAAGTCTCTGAATATAGCCCACTGGATATCAACTTCGACAAACGCTTCGTTTTGCGAGTATTTCGTGTCCTTATTTGCTATCGGCGCAGTCAAAATATGCTCACCGTCAATCAGCAAAGCGTGTGTGCGTTCGTGATTCAACATAACAAACCAAGTCTCAACATCAAGCGCAACAAACTTGCGTTTACGAGCAGAGAAATGAATCTGCTCATACGGAAAGTATTTGCCACGCCAATTATGTTTGACCTCTACTTCGAAAGCAAACTCTCTGCCCCAGCGTGTCGCCAAAATATCTATACCGAACTTGTCAGGATTAATCCACGCCTCATAGCCTTTACCTTGAAGCCAATCGATGATTTGATATTTCGCCCAATCATCTTCGTCATAATGCTGCTGACTGAACGGTTTATTCACTTGCGCCTCCTTCGTAGTATTCGTGCATCGCAGGTCGCACTAATTCTTCCCAAGTGCTAAGCCTGATCATCACTAAACCTTCGCTGCCCCAATCGTCAGGCATCAAAATCGCCCGTGTAGGTTTACGCCTAGAACCAAAATCAGCCTCGTTAGAACGCACCTGAGCCTCTATACGAAGCCACGCCGTAACAGCAGCCCCAATCTGCTTACCTGCTTTGACTTCGTTAGCAAACAAAACATCTTGCCAGCGTTCCTCGTTACCATCACCGAACTTATGTGAAGGCGCAACACCAAGACGCTTACGAGCGACACGCTGCTTGTTTAATCCTTTCGTGCGAGATCTTTTCCCTCGTGCTGTCGGGTCAGCGCAACCTTTTACTCGCCTACTGCCATCTCGTGATGGTCTGCCAAGAGTGCCGAACTTAGGGCAGTCAGGCAGTTTGCATTTATCTTGATTGCCTTGACAATCGCCTTTGCGTTCCTCAATCCTCATCAGCGTCATCTATCTTCTCACCACAAAACGGCTTTCGTGGCAGAACACGCTTAACTAAACAAGCACAAAGTTTGGCGTTCATTTAACCATCTCCTTTAACTCTCTACGCAACTTCGCTCGCTGAGGCGGTGTCATACCACCAAAAACACCCCAACGATCATCAGTATCCTCTAACACAATAACCATATCGAGACATTCCTGACGCACAGGACACTCAGCGCAAATCGCTAACGCTTCATCGTAACGATGCTCATTCAAAGTCCTGTGATCAGGAAAGAATATGGTTGCCTTCTTACCTCGACAAACAGCATCTTCAGACCAGTGTTCACGACTCACTATAAAACCTCGCAATCAAATCGTTTACTTCACCAAACTTAAAAACTGCTTCACGCAAATCATCTAACGATTTCCGATCAGTGCCATCAAAGACAACAACTTTTCGGGCGCAGTCAATCAAGACACCAATCGCAAACTCGTAAGCCATCTGCAATTCTTCAGAAGGGTTGTTCATCAGTTGATTTCTTTCTCATATCCATTAGACGCTTGATTAAATCAGAACCTTCTTTAGTGGTAAGAGTGTTCAAGTTTTCTTTATTGAATAAAGTTCTAATAATCGGCTTCACATCACCGTCAGCAACTTCTTTTGATAACGATGAAACCAGCCCTTTTTGTTTATCGCTTATCAAACTGCCGATCTTGGTTGTCACAGGTTTTGAAGGGGCAGTGAAGGCTGCTTCGATTTCAGAATCAGTTAAACCAACTGAACGATCATTATTGATCTGCTGATTTGCAGGGTGATTGTTCTTTGATTCTTGAATCTGCTCTGCTCTACGGGTTTGAAGCGCAGTAATGCTTTCAACATTTCCTTTTACTTCCCAGTCCTGTTTAGACCAAAGGGATAAACAGATACCAAATCGCATCGCAGCATTTCGCAAAAAGTCACCGACAAGTTCTTTATCAAGGTCAGGTTTGTCGGCTCGAACCGAACCGACACCGACAAGCGACTTGCCTAACAATGTGAGCGTTGCCCACATCGTTGCCATACCGTTTGCTTCGTGTATTGCTGGTCTGCCATCAACCCAAGCGACAGGCTGCCAGTTCCACATTGGGTCAATCTCAATCAAGATGCGAGTGATTTCTGCGTGGCTTACATACGCCAGATTGATTCCGTTGCGTGGAATCGTTCCAACGATCTTCGGGTCTGGAGTTGCATATTGTTCCAGCACCGCTTTCAACATAACTGCTTCAGTTTCATTACTCATTTCTTGTTCCTTCTTTCTTTGTTAATTCTATTTCTGAAACTCCTAGAGCATTTCGCAATAGCGTTGCTGAAAACACAATTCGTTTGCCAACTCTCAATGCTGGAACTGAGTTGATAATTGTGCCTTTGTTTTGAATATCTTGATTGATCGTTGTTCTGCCAACACCAAGTATTTTGCACACTTCAGCAACATTATAAGTTGTTTTATTTGGGTCTGTTAGAAGTTGCTTCGGTGTCAATAACTTGTTGGCTTTGCGTTGTTCTATCTTTTCTGCACTCATTGTCATTGATTTTCTCATTTGCTTACCTTCTCTCTGTGTGTTCTCATCACACGGTAGGGATTACCTTGCTTCTCATATTGCTTAACTAACTCTGGGTGCGCCTCACGCAACGCTTTCGTATCCAACGAAGTCTTGCCATCTTGCTGCTTCCACGATACGACCCGTTGCCCGTGCAACAAACCGATCTCGTTCCCAAGCAGCATTCGTGCAAGTTCATCTTTGGCTTTTGCTTCCTGTTCTGCTGCCTGCTTCGCCAACGCTCGTGCTTCCTCTAACTGAAGCACCCAGTCGCCTGCACCGTTCGGCAAATCAATCGCTGTTGGCGCAACTTGAAAAATCCGTGCGATGTCATCAGCCGAAAAGTTATTGATCTCGTCTAGCGGTGCGCTGTTCGTATCAACCCATTCACCAAACACTTCCGCTTCAAGGCGTAGGCTGTCAATCGCTGCTGCATTATCAGGTAATTCAACAACACTGATACGCAAATCACGATCAAGGACACTAAACCAAACAGGGCATTGAAGCACCGCCTGCTGCGCCCAGCCCTGCCAAAGCCATTCGGCAGGAAGATCAGAAGAATCGTGAATTGAATACCTTGTTGAAGTTTTCGCCTCGACTATAAATTCAGGTTGAATCGAATTATCCACACCATCAAGCGAAACAGACAGCCTGCCGTCACGATAAATCGTGTCAGGTGTAAAGAATGTGTATCCCAATTCCTCTGATGCTGCTTCAAGCAACGGCTTCTCAAGCAGATTGCCACGCCGAAAGATTGCTGACTCTGCTTGCTCTACTGGTTCATTCAATTTGTCAGCAAACAATTCCCCTCTCGTCTTGTATGGCGAAGCGTTCATCAGAACAGGGATATCGGAAGCCCCGAACACACACTTACCTAAATCATCTCGCCATCTAGTCAGTAACCATTCTTTACTTCCGTGTTTCGGTTTCGCTAGCCGTTCCATATGTCCTTCTTTCTTTGTTGTTTATAGTAATCTGAGTATTACTTGGGGGTGTTGCAGAGTAATTTCAACTTTGTTTTAGTTCATTTCTTTTGTGCTTTACGATCTGCTTCAGCATCTCGAATCTCATATTCTTTACCGAATTTCTTAAATACATCTGGGCGAGAGTTCATCGTGCGTCTGGCAAAACTTTCGCTAGTGCTGCAAGCATCAGCGACCTGTTTGACTGTCACCATTTCGAAAATGTTTTCTTTTGCCCATTCCAAGATATTGTCTTTGTCATCGGTTCGTGTTTTTCCGAAAATAAGTTGTCCATCGAATTGTTTAGACCAACCTTGTGAAACTTTTGCTGTGGCTAATAGTTCTCTTAAGACTTCTTTTGGAACTGCACTACGAACTCGATGACTCGTATGAGCAACCCAACACGGAACACCGTATTGTTCTATCGTTTCTTTTATTTCCTTAATTGCTTCTTCACATATGTCAGAATCGTAATGAACGATTATGTCGTTCGCTAACAGTGGTTTAACTTCCATAGATCCTCCTCTTGTTTTGTTTAATTTCGGCTTTTGCCTTGTGGGTGTTCAGGGCTTGAACCTGAAAGCCTGCCAGCCACCCGATCTTGCTATTTGCTGTAAACAGTCAATTCTTGAATCTTCTTAAATAAGTCGCTTCTTTGCTCACCAGTAAGCCCAACCAAGTAAGCAAGAGTGTTGATTTCGTGTTCTAATCTTTTCGATTCTTGCACGGTTTCTTCAAAACGGCTCGAATTAATCCAACCAAGATCAAGCCTTGAACCTTGCTGAAGTCTTGTCTGCTCTGACTTTATAGTTGCCGCCATCTGCCTTAATGCTCGATCAATGTCTGTTCGGCTGTCTGCAAACCTGATGATTGCATTGAACATCGAGTAGGCAATTTTGCCTTCTAGATTACTGATGTCGCTTCCAATTCCTGTAAGCACTTGACTTGCCATTTTATAAACGCTTTCATATTCGCCTGAAAATAAGTTCACGATATTTGCTTTTACTGTTTCCATTTCTAAGTCCTCCTCTTGAACTTTGAGATTTTCTGACCTCATCAGTAGCGAAGTAATCGCTAGACCCCTTTCGGGGTTTCGGTCTAGTTTTCTAATCCGCAAGCCTCATAAAACTTTACATAATTGAAATTAGGATTATCTTTTTTAAGTGCCTGCCCTAATGCTTCATACACTAAATGATCTAAAACTGTGGTAACTAATCGGCTATCAATTTTTGTATTTTTTGAATAGTGGATACCTTCGTTTATTTGTTTAATCGCTTTCGCAATTAGTTGATAATCTTTTTTAGTCATTTCTAAGTCCTCCTCTTGAACTTTCAGGCGTTTGCCTGATACATCAATTATATCTGACAGTCTTTAAAATACAAAATCATTAAAACTCTAACAAAATAACGGTTTTAGAAGGCTACGAGGAGTTGCCCCAACATTTCTGCTGAGGCAACTCAACTCGTATGCGCAGGCGGAGAAGGAGAACGCCTCGCACAACTTTTTAGATTACCTGATCTGCCCTTACATATCCATCAGCACACAAAACCTTCATAGAGCGCACCATCTCAACAGGCACTGCCAAAATATGATCACACTCATCACCAGTCAAACTCTGTGCCAAAACAATATGCTTCGGTTTCGCATCGGGTAACAAAAAACCGACACTCTCAACCACAGCAGGCTCAACATCGATATCAGCAACATCAATCCAAGAATCAGCAACCGAATGAGCATCGTGCCAAATCACCAGCACTACTGTTCTCATCTTTCACCAGCCTTCTTTTTTTCGATCTAAACAAAACACAGGTGCTTGAATCGTGATATTTCTTTCAGGCGTAACAATCGCCAACGCCTGCTGCGGTTGTTCGTGACCGAACCCCATCAACATCGCATACTCATCAAAACCTTTTAAACTGCCGTTCACAATCATTGACGGCGTAGAAATATATTGATGCCAATGACCAAGCCACAAAGTTTGAAACGATTTACCTGTAGCCAAATATCGTGCCTGCTTCCTTGCTCGCATACGCATAATCGGAGGATAGATACCGCCGATGCCACCGCCACCAGATACTTGATCGCCGTGAGTAATCAAATGCCCGTGATCGTAAATCTTTATAAGCGCATCAGCAGATTCAGGGATATCAAACGACACTCTCTTATCAAGTCTGAAATGTCGTTCAACCATTTTCGCTAACAGATAATCAAAATTGGTTTTCACCCGTTGCTTCATACGGGGCTTGCGAGTCATTCGCCCGTGATTACCAACAACACTAACGACATAACATTTCTTGAACTCGTCAGTCAATAGTTGTATCGCAGCAGCAATCTGTTCAGACCAGAACAGCAACGAACCAATCATTGTGTCCTCGTTAGTTAAAGCGAGTTCTTCGTGAATGTCGCCTGTGAAAATGTCGCCACCAAGAATCACTACAACACCGTCATAAGAAACACCCGACAAATAATGCCTAGAAAGTTTCACTACATTCTGCGCCCACTTCTCTAAACGCATAACAGCGATCTCACGGTTATAACAATTCAAACCTTCCATCTCGTGCAGATTTACTACTTCGTCAAAGTGTGTATCGCTTAACATCAC